CGCCACCATTGATTAAATAGGTTGTTATATGGATTGGTAGGTATACCATAGGGCGGTACTTCGGGAGCCCAGTTTAAATCTAGGTCTTGTATATCGGGAAATATAGTTGAGTAGTGATTTAATAAACGCGCTCCTGATTGCCCAACAAGTCCTGATGAATCATTGTAAAATTGAATGGGTGTTATACCTGCATAGTAAAGGCAACGCGGCCCCGGCACGACAAACTCAGCTTTCTCATTCAGGAACATAGGCATAACTACGTTAGTGCCATTGACCACACCACATGGCGTTGACTGCGTCACTAACTGAATGCGTTGATCACCTATAGCGAAGTCACTTGGCAGCGTGTTAGGATTAACCGTGTAACCTGCCACTTCATAATCTCCGTAGATACGATTAACGTTCTTGTATTGCTTACTTATAAAGTCTTCACCTGCCGTGTAGGTAAATTGAAACTTACCTTTTTGAATATCGACTGTACTTCCTATTACGATGTCTTTTGTTGTGTCTAGCTTTGATGTCCAGTCCACCACATTGCCACTACCTAGATAGCTATTCTGTGGCACTACGCTTATCTTATTTGGTATTGTCCTATCAGGGACAATTGCACAGTTATGCATCTTGATTACATCCGTCACAAAGTCTATCTGCTTCATATCGGGTGCATTCAAATCAAAGAAAAACGTTTGACCGAATTTCAGTTCTACACCAATCAAACCCCACCTACCAGTAACCGTAAAGATGCTAAATACATCGGGTGTATTGAATATCACAAATTGCACCACGCTTCCTGCATCGATACCAATACGGAAGGTGAACACGCGCTCTGATGAATCGGGTGAGTTCGCAAGTATGGTTGCAGTTGCAAGTGGGCCTATCACAATACCATCTACTATCAAACCTACCAACACCTCTATTTCTTGTCCACCTGAACTTATAGGATTCATTTGCAATACACCTTGGAAGGTGTAGTAACCTGTAGATGGTGTAGTGTAGGTATACGTGGCGGGATTATAATCACCTGCGTTGTCAAAGATTTCCGTATCTGCTTCTAAAATAAAGTATGCAGATGTGTTATCTATACCTTGTGGCGTTAGTGATTCCGCTAAAAAAAACAAGTCATTGAAAGAATCACTTGCAACAGGTCGTTTGCTATTTAACCACGGCATAAAGTAATCGCTAATCGTGCCTAATAGCGTACCTGCTACAAGCTCAAAACCCGCATCAATAAATATTTGCTCAAACAAATACGCCCAACTTAGCGCGGGTGTAAAGTCCGATGCGTAAACAGGATTAGTGCTATCATCTAAAGGCCGTGTATTAGCTTCACCATTTGCACTCCATAACTGACCACGCTCAAGAATTGTCCAAATACCGGGAATGGTAGCGGCCCCAATGTTATCATAGGTCATGTTTTGATTGTGCGAAGGTAGATCTACAATATCCTTTAGCTTTTTCTCTCCAATGTTACGCACTAAATCAGGCGTTTCAGCATAAAACGCTAACTCTACTTCGCTAATACGGTTGCTTTGCTTGTACACTTTGCGCACACGTACATAACCCACGCTAATGGGTAGTGTGTCCACGCGTATTTCAGCGGGCAGTTTATAGTGAAAGAAGTTCTCACTACCTGCACTTATGTTAACATCGAATAGCGGGCCTAATGCGTTTTGATTAGTGGTGCTAAATGGTACTCTGAATTCACGACTGAATGCACCCTGTGCGGTGAAGTTATTAAGGTCTTGAAACTTCCAGTTCTGCGAAATGCTTTCATTCTCAAATAGGTCTAAGTATGATTCTGTATTTATATCATATAATATAAAGCCACCACCAAACTGTGAAAAATCATAAATAAATGGATTAGTATTAGAAAAATTGAGCCTTGTTTCACCTGGAGATGGTGAATCAATTACAATAGATAAAACAGTACAAGACTGCGATTCTCCTAATGCATTTTGTAGTAGTAAGGTTTTACCAATTAAATCTAATTGTTGTGGAAAACTATCCGTAACTAAACGCCAAGTGCCTACTGGGCCAAACAACGGGTTATTGCTAATGCTGTTTAGTGTTAGCGTTTCAGTTTTTCTTACTATCAGTTGTACCTCACTTTGCATCTTATGTCCAGTATTCGTTAGCGATTCTTACTCTCAAAGTTACGTTGTATAACTTGCCGTCACGAGTCTTCTTTTCGACATAGCTTGTATCTTCCATCTTTACAGGAATGGCAATAGGCTTTCCCGCATCTTCAGTCAACCATGTGACCTGATTGCTTACCATTAGTGATCGCAAAAAAAGGAATTCTTCTTCTGTGATATAATCGCTGGTAATGGATAGCACTTGTTGTGCTAGGTTGCGTCTTTCTTGCAATCCTCTATCATTTGCGCTGAATACACCTGTAGTGCCATTGAATAACACCTTGCGATATGTCTTGCGTTCAATCTCGTCGGTAAACTCAGAACGCTTTGTAAAGTTAAAGTAGTCCCAACCACCACGGCTATTTACCCATCCGAGTCTTATCTTGTCGTTGTGGCAATCCGTTTGCCCGTATTTAGCTGTGTTGTAAAATTTATAGGATATGCTCTTTTGAGTTGCACCACTAAAGATGGTAATTTGATACCAGCGCCAATTAGGGAATAGTGAAGGCTTAACAGTCAATCCTGTCCAGTCATTAAGGTTTGCAGGATAGACAGGTAGTGCTTCTATATCATAACCATTAAGTGTGATGTCTTGCGTTGTGGGAACACCCGCGCTAGAATAGATTGCAATGCGCATTGTGAGAACCGTGTTATTGGTCAAAAAATCATCATTGCCCGGTATGCATAATAATCCATAGTCACTTTCATACGATGGTATCCATGCCCCTGTAGTGGATGTTGGCCCCGTGCCACTACCCCACGAAGCTGCAAGATACCACGGGTGTGTATCTGTTTTGCGGTCACTCATTGCATAGCTTGTGTTGCTAGTTAATGATTGCTTTACCTTTTGCGTTCCTGTTTGTACGTTTGGTTTATACCCATCGATTACTTGAAAGTAGCCATTTAAAACTAGTATAGCATCACCAATCACTTCGCTACCTTCAGCTTGAGTCAAAATACCTCCCACTATCCACCATTCACTAAGTGTGAAAGACACATTTAACTTGCTTTGGTCATCTTGCGTGTCATCGGTTGCAAAGTGTTGATTCAACAACTCCTGATTGCGCAAGTCATCGACTAATGGTTGCAGGTCAAAAAACAACTTGTTATCAGGTGCAGCCGAAACTAAAAAGTTATATGTGTTTGCACCAATAGTAACCTCTATGCCATAGCGAAAACCAACCTGTGCTGTTTCTGTACTGGTTGCAATTACCATAAGCTTCTGCCCACGTAATGCCCATGCGTATGGTTGGTCGTTAATTGTTATTGCCATTATCTTTTATTTAACAGTAATCGTTGTTCTATTCCTTTTATGTATCCTTCCATCAACTTGTCTTTGTACTCATCCCATGTATCGTCTATGGCTTCGCCGTAGTAGTTGATGCCTTGTATACCATTCTTACCAATGCTTTGTGCTATGGCAAATGCTGCACTCTTAATGCGACTCTCTGTAGTCTTTACAAATTGCCCCTGTCTATTGCGTAATTTGAAGCCACCTATCTTTAGTTTCTCACGTATCCATGACTCAATATATTCCGAACGTGGCGCACGCGCCCCTGGTCTTCTACCAAACTCAATCACATCTGCATACTTGCCCGCTTCGTCATTGCTTACGGTAAAGTCAATAGTGGGTTTGTTGTAGCGTATATTGATTTTGTAGTATAGCGATCGCAAGAGGTTACCACTTGCAACACGGTTGACCATCTTACCGCGCACACGTCTTTTGATGCGCAGGTTTGATTGCGCACGCTCCACTACTGCAAGCGCATACTCGTTTAATATTTCTTCAAAATCGTCCACTAAATAAGCGTAATGTTTAGGATTGATGCGGCAATAACATATGCTTCGTTATTACTATCACCACTATTACCCCAGTCTGAATATGTTTGACCATCAAACATTATTTGACCATCATAAATGCTTTTAGCATCAGCATCGCACAATGAATAAACAAGCGCGGCACTTACTTCCAAATCATCAAACGAAATGTAAAGTTTTATGCATACGGCGGTTTTTGTTTCGCCGTTACTCCATATGTCTAGCGGTTGAATTTCTCTCATGATTATATTTTTTCTAATTTTATATGTGTAAGACCAGCATATATAGTTATAGCGCTACCGGCAGTAGCAGAGCGAAACGATGGCACTATAGTACCGGCAGTAGAGCCTACCGATATATAAAACTCTATCTCTGCATATCCGATTTGATTTTGAGCATTACCAAAGCTGATATTAAAGGCTGCACCAGATGTTAACTGCTGCCATAGCATTACTTGACCACTACTAGAGCTACTACTACTTATACGGCCAACTAATACTGTAGTGCCTACTGGGAAAGTATAGGCTAAATTATAACCTAGCACTGGCACACTACCCGATGCTATAGACATACGGCCTATATATATACTGTTAGCTTCTAAATCTACATTACAGCCGGATATATCTACAGCTACAGTAGTAGAGCTATTAGTAAGCTGCGTACTCTGTATATTAGATATAAATCCTAAATCGCTTTTTAACTGTGCTGCGCTTAGTTGGCTTATACTATTATCTGCATTAATTCGAATGTAGCGAATAGCCGATGGATTTGCCAGCGTGGCGAGGTTAGTACCTACCGTAGTAAGTCCGATGCTGTCTTGTTTGCCATTAAAGGTTGACCAATCCGCACTATTTAATGCGCCACGATTTGCCGCACTCGCAGTAGGTAGGTTGAACGTGTGTGTAGTGCCTGCGCTACTTATTGCAAAATCAGTCCCGGCTGTGCCTGTTGCAAGGTTTTGTGTGCTTTCAGTTAAGCCATTTAAAGAACTTATTCCGATTGCATAAGTACTATGCACTTCACCTATGCGACTTGCCTCCGTATAAAGTGTTACCGTTTTACCATTGGTATTTTGAATATCAAACTCAATGTGTACGCGGTCGGTTGCAAGTGTGACCGTGTTAGGTACTGAAATGCCAAACGTGTACAGGTCTATCACGTTTCCATTTGTGATTTGCTCAACTGGTGAAGTACCTATGAGTGTAAAAGTAGTGCCGTTGTATGTGTATAGTTTGGCAACTATTTCGGCATTGTTTGAGCCGCCACCTGTTTCACTTAAGTACACATCAATTGTCCATACGCCTGAAGGCAAAAGAAGATGGTTAGGACTACCAACATCCGTAATAAAGCGGGCAATTGCCCCTGTTGTGGCACGTGTAAAGTTAGCAGCCGCTCCACTACCTGCCGCTGTGCCTAATTGATAGAATGGGTTACCACCTATTGTACCTTGTGAGGTGTTGCCGTTAAAGTAAAATATTTGCCCACCACCACCACCTGTTGAAGGTAGCGTGCGTAGTGCGCCTGTACCATCTATGTATTGATCACTTGTACCATTTGCCGCAACAGCAAGTGTACCTGATGTGGTCACGGGTGTACCTGTTACACTAAATGCAGGGTTTGCGGGTGCAGGCATTGAAAGACCAACTGATGTAACTGTACCACCTGTTGACGGTGTGCTATTAACCCATTCTGTCCCATTGTAAGATAGCACCTGCCCATTAGTAGGTGAAGGTGCATTAACATCCGATAAGCTATCAAGCGTTGTTGGTATGGTTGGTTTGTTGAGAATCTCAGCCACACCACTAACCGCATTCCAATCTGAGTTTACCTGTGCCGCAGGTATGGTTGGCTTATTCAATATTTGATAATCACCACTTGAAGCATTCCAATCTACAGGGGATTGACGCAACCTGTAACCTACGCTTACAAGTGTCCAGTACGTAGGGTTGCTAGGATTGATTGCATCATTGTTTGCAATGCACCTGTACACGCTGCCATTATACCACACGCGGTCACCTATTTGGTAAGGGTTTCCAAGTGCGGTTGTATGGTTTACGTTGTATTCAGTAGATACAAATTCACCACCACCACCACCACCACCCGAAGCATCAATGGTCACGCTACCATTACCATTATCCGTTATGGTCACGTTGGTACCTTCAACTAAGTCCAGTATGTTTTGAACTGCATTATCTACACCATTGGTGCGAAGTGTGATGCCATAACCCGTGCCGCTGCCGCCGCTACCTGATGCACCACCAACCGACCATATTGCGGGAATGTCACACGCGCTCCAGTCCCATGGCACTTCGAGCTGCAAGGAGAAAGTAACACCCGTTAACGTGTTCTTGTATTCCTCCATGAACGGCTCAATGGTAGGATTAGTGACTAGTTGCACATCGAATCCAAACAACACCAAACCATTCTTCACTTCGGCTATTAAGTCCTGTGCTAATCGTACACAATCGCTTATTACTTCGCGTTGGTATTCAGCCTTTAGTTCTTTGTCACGCGGTATATCGGCAAATATGATTTGAAAATCAAACTGCATGCCCCCGTCTACCGGGGTGATGTTATTAGGCACCACGTGCATGAATGGATACTGTTCATCTTGATCCATATCAGCCAAATCAATTTGACCGTGCGTAAATCGCTTAATCAAAAAGTGACCTGCAGCAAATGCTTCAAGTCGGTTGATTAGTACGTTATAGCTGTAATTGTAACTATTCATTATCTGCTACGTTTTCTCATTTCTACTTTTTGCACATATGCATAATCGGCTAAGTACGTTAGGTGTGTGAACACTTCCATCACACCCCGCTCTGTTAC